ATTTTAAATGTACTTTTTGTTCTAGTACTAAAATCGCTATGCACAAAAGTGATTTGTTAAATCACAATTATATTTTTCGTTTTTTAAAAAGATTTCCTCATACAAAAACAATTATAGTTAATGGTGGCGATCCATTAATGGTAGAACCAGATTATTATTGGCAGATTATTAATTGGTTAGATGAACACAATTATGATACATCAATATCACTTACTACCAACCTATGGCCGTTTTATAAGAAACCTAAGAAATGGGCAAGTCTATTTAATAACGATAGAATAGGAGTTAATACATCTTTTCAATATGGCGGTGGCCGTTTAAAAGGCGATTACTCAGAATTTACAGAAGAAGATTTTTGGAAATGTTCAGATACTATGTTAGAATATTGTGGTTATCGGCCTGATTTTATTGCAGTCATTGTTCCTGAAAATGAACATCTAGCACTAAAAAATGTAGAGTTAGCTTATAAAATGTCTGACGGTAGAATACCTTATGGTACAACACACAACTTATTAAAGACAGGTAAGATAGGTGTAGAGTGTAAATTAAACTATGCTATGTCAAGTGGCGCACAAGATAAACCTTATTTGTTAAGTAAGATATATCAAAAGTATGTAGAGATATGGGAACAAAATTTATATCATTGGGAATTTAATACCAAACAAATGATGAAAAGAGTAAGAGGTGAACACACTCTTTGTCCTCAAAATAGAAAGTGTGATGAAGGCATACGTGCATTAAATCCTAGTGGAGATTATTATTCTTGTGGTGCTTTTGGTGACGATAAAGATAAGTCAATTGATTTTGATAGAGAAATGAATGGTGAATTTTTTAAACCATTACAATCAGATATGAATTTATATAGTATGAAAAGAGCTTGTTTCGAATGTCCTATGTTTAGTATATGTAACGGTTGCAGAAAAACGATTAAAGATTTTAAAAAACATAATGTTGTAGAAGAACATTGTAAAATTATGAAAAGTATTGCACCAAAAGTATTGATGGCAAATGGTCTAAATAATATTGAGTTAACGCCTTATATTGATGAAAGTGTAAATGTTGGATAATTTTTTAACACAAGGTTATGTTATAGAAAATGACAAAGACGTTTTTAAATTTATAAATTTAGATAACATTAAATGGATAGAAGATAAAAATTTAGGTTTACAAATTTGTAAAAAAGAAAAATTAATTAAAAATCAATTATTGGACACACAAAAATATTTAGGTGAAAAATATGTAAAACTAATTGACAAAAATTATAAATTATCTAAAAAAATAGATTTAGTAAACGGCATAGATAGAGATACAATGTTTTGGCATAACGATTTAATTGAAGGACCTAACCTTTGTATATTACTGTATTTTGACACTATGAATAATAATATTGGCGGAGATATAAGTTTTAGAGAAGCCTTGACAAAAAATAAACTCGTAAAACACTATCCAACACAATATGATATATTAATAATGAATCAAAGTAAAAAATATCAACATATTGTATCTCCATTAAAAGTTAATTTACCCAGACGTGTTGCAAGTTTTAATTACTTTGTAGATGAAAGGTTAACAAAATGATCGAAGGTTTTAATAATTTATGGCCTACTATTATATTTAAAGACATTATAAGCGATAAATTATTATTAAATGATGTAACAAATTATACATTATTAAAATATGGTCAAGATAATAAGGTGTCAGCAGATATTAAAGATGAAAATTTATTTGATGATAATTATTTTGACAATTTTAAAAATAATACAGTTATACCATCTTTTCAAAAATATTTACAAAAAACGATAGGTGTAAATTTAAAAGACAAAAAATATAAATTAAGAGCGTGGTTGACAGGATATGGAGTTTCTTATTCTATGCCTAAACATAATCATTCAGGTTCACATCTAAGTGCTGTATTTTATTTACTATCTGAAGATAAACATTTAGGAGGATCTTTAGTAATAAATGACCCTCGTTTTAACGCTAATAGAGGTTATACTCCTGAATTTAATCCTTGGTTTGAAAAAAAAATTTTTATTCCAAAAACAGGCGATATTTTAATATTTCCTAGTTTTGCTTATCATAGTGTTGATACATATTATGGAAAATTAAGGTTAGCTATGCCTGTTGATTTAATATTTTATAATGAAGAATAATAAAATATGATTATAAAATCAAAAAAATTATTAAACGGAGTTTATAGTTTATATTTTAAAAATTATAACTTGAACAATTTAAAAAATACAAATAAAAATATTTTGAAATTATATTTATTAGAAATAATAAGTAATTTAAACTTAAAATTGATTGATTTTGATGTGTGGAACGATAATTTAATGAAACAAGATAATAAAGTTATATTTAATTGGCACAATGATATGTCTAATAAAATAGATACTTTACTACTCATATATTTTACGGATAAAGTTTTAAACGAAAAAACAGGTGGACGAATTGGATTTAAATATAATAATATAGAAAAAATGTATAATATAAAATCTCATAGATGTTTTTTATCTAAACAAGATGAAAGACATTTACATAAAGTTGAAAGCGCAAAATTAAATTTTAAAAACAGAATTTGTGTCAGCGTTAGTTTATCTGGCTGGAAAGATTTACAACTAAATGAATAAAATAACTGTTTCTATAAATCCTAGTTACTTTTGCAATTTTAGATGTAATTTTTGTTATTTAACTTCTAAACAATTAGGAGATCAAAAACAAATACCTTTACCTATATTAGATAAAAAATTAAAAGAAATCAGTAAAGTAAGAATTATAGAATGGGTTGATTTATATGGTGGAGAAATAGGCGCTTTAAAAAAAGATTACTTTTACGGTCTTAAAGATACTATTCGAAAATATTATAAACATAAAATAAATATCATAACAAACTATTCTATGTTACACGAAGGATTTTTTAGAGATGATTATTATTTAAGTGTAAGTTATGATTTTGAAGCCAGAGAAAAATCTGACTTGGTGTATAACAATATGTTTCAAAGTACTGTGCCCATAGCAGTTTTAATATTAGCAAGTGAAAAGGTATTAAGTATGAATGTAGATGAAATGATACATAAATTAAATTTGTGTTCAAGTATTGAGAGTGTGGAAATAAAACCATATTCTATAAATCAGGCAAACAATCAACCTGTAACACATAAAGATTTTGAGTTGTTTGTACAAAAGTGGATTGAAAGTGATGTAAAGAAAAAATTTGATTTTATAAATGAGGGTAAAATAATTAATAGTTTAAATAAAAAATATAACGCATTTTCAAATAATCACGTTTACATAACACCTAATGGAAACTTTGGCGTATTAGAGTTTGATGAAAATGATAAAGAATATTTTTTAGAGTTAAAATCTTTTAAAGATTATTTAAAATGGGCAGATAATGAACCATTAAAAAATATATCTGACATTTGTAAGAGTTGTAAATACTATGGACATTGTTTAACGGAACATTATCGTTACGTAAAAGATTTAAATAACAGTTGTAATGGATATAAAGGACTATTAGATTACTATGATAAAAGAATGGAAAATCAGGCAAGCGTTATATCATAAGTTGAATAACGACCATACTGATGATTTAAAAAAGATTAAAATAGAATTTTCTAAAGATATAATAGAAAATGCCATTCGATATTTTTATAATAAAAATATGGGATTTATATATCCTTCTAAAAGTTATGTAGTAGCTATATGTTATGCACACTGGTTATCAAAAGATTTTAAAGAAGATTTTATAGAATTATTAAATGATAAAGATTTACTTTATGGAAATGATCCATATTTTAAAACATATGATGAAGATACATATACATATGATGAAATATTAAAAAAAATTACACCTTTTAATGAAAATAAAGGTATAATACCAGATATAAGAAATTATTATAATGTTGAATTTTTTATATAAATATAACATAAAAAAGGAGTGAATATGGCGATTACAATAAATGGTAACGAATATGATGAAACGAAGTTCAGTGATAAATTGAAGAATTACATCATAGCAAGACAAGAAATACAAAACAATAAGACAAGATTACTTATTGAAATTGAGAAAATAGACGTATTAACTGAATACTATAATAACAGGATAGTAGAAGAATTAGGTATAGACGTTAAGGAAACTAAAGAAAAAAAATAAATGGCAGCTGTAGCAAACCTATCAATAGACCAAGGCGCAACATTTACATCAGATATAACAGTTAAGGATATTAATGGTAACGTATTTGATCTAACTGGTTATACGGCCGTTGCAAAATTGGCGAAAGGTTATTCATCTACAAGAACAAGAACAGCGATGACCACTGCTTTTGCTACAGATAGAACCACTGGAGTTTTAACGATTTCCTTAACGGCCGACCAAACGGCCGCATTAGATCCTGAAAGATATGTCTATGACGTTGAAATAATCTCTAGTACTAACACGGTAACAAGAGTATTAGAAGGCATAATAACTGTGAGACCTGAAGTAAGTACCTCTTAATTATTCTATATTATAGATTAGATTTAATATAAATATAAAGAAAAAAGAGAGATTTGAATGGCTAACATAACTGCTAGAATCAGTTCACCTACATCTGCTGGACCACAAAAAGTATCAGTAACGATACCATCTGGTGCCACATTACAAAACAGTTCATTACAATTAAAATTATTAGGCGATGTAGATACAACAACTGAAGGCCTTGCTGATGGTTCTCTTTTACAATATAGAGCAAGTGATCAAAAGTTTGTTACAAGAACAAACATCATTACAACGACAGGAAATTTAACACTGAACGGTGGAGAATACTAATAGATGGCAACTATAATTAAAATTAAAACGTCAAGTGGTTTAGGTAAACCCGCTACAGCCAAAATCGGAGAGCTTTCGTATTCATACGCTGCAGGTGCCTATAACACATTAGGAGATAAACTCTTTATCGGTGTTGGCCCTATTGACGGTAACGGCGATGCGACAACGCAAGAAGTCATTGGCGGTAAGTATTTTACAAATTTATTAGACCATCAACCAGGTGTTTTAACTGCTTCATCAGGACTTATTTCAGATGCTAACAAAGCAATTGATGAAATAATTATAGGAAATAGCACAACAACTGGTGGCGGAATAAAATTTAATGAAGGAACAAATAACGGTACTTCATTCGTATCGATTAAATCACCAGATAGTTTAGCTGCTTCATATACATTAACTTTACCTACAGCAACAGGTACAGCAGGCCAGTTTTTAAAGACAGACGGTTCAGGTAATTTAGCTTTTGAAACCGTATTTTCAAATTTTACAATTACTGGCGATACAGGCACAGATACATTTAATACAAACGAAACTTTAGATTTTCAAGGTAACACACAAGTTGTAACTGCTGTTACAAATAATCAAGTATCTTTTTCTATCGGCGCTGGTTCGATTGGTACAACACAACTAACAGACGCAAATGTTACAAATGCAAAATTAGCAAATGCTAGTACAACATTAGGAAGTTCTACACTTACTTTAGGTTCAACAACAACTGATATTGCAGGAATTACTTCTCTAGTTGTAGATGACATTACAATTAATGGCCAATCGATTACAACAACTGCTTCAAATAAAGATATAAATTTAACACCACACGGAACAGGTACAGTTGTAGTTCCAGCAGGTTATGAAGGTCGTGCAGGATTTACAGCACAATCTTTAGTTAACAAATCTTATGTTGATGCAATTGCAGAAGGCCTACACGTTCACGCTTCAGTTAAAGCTGCAACAACAGATACATTAGCAACTTTATCTGGTGGTTCAGTAACTTATAATAATGGTACTTCAGGCGTAGGTGCTACATTAACTCTTTCTTCAGCTCTATCTACACTTGATGGTTACACACTTGTAAATGGAGATAGAGTATTAATAAAAAATCAAGCAAACACAGCACATAATGGTATCTATATTAGAACGTCATCTACAGTTTTTACAAGAGCTTCAGATTTTGATACAACTACTGAAATAGCTTCAGGAGACTTTTTATTTGTATCAGAAGGAACTTTAAATGGTAGTAATGGTTATGTACAAACAGAAGTAACAACTTCTATAGGTACAAGTCCAATTGTATTTGAACAATTTTCAGGTGCAGGACAAATTGTAGCAGGAGAAGCATTATCAAAAACAGGCAATCAATTAGACGTAAACGTAGATAATTCTTCTATTGAAGTAAATGCTGATAATTTAAGAGTAAAAGCATTAGGTGTTACAAATGCTATGTTAGCAGGTTCTATTACAAGAAATAAACTTGCAAATCCTTTTATAAGATTATCAGACGAATCTTCAACATTAGGTCAAGTTTTCTTAGAAGATACTTTAGAATTTTTAGCAGGCGAAGGAGTAAATACATCTATATCACAAAACAGAATTACAATATCAGGAGAATTAGCAACAGATACAAATATAGGTGTGGCTAATTTCCCTACAGCAAACTTTACAGTTACAAGTGGTTCAGTAGCTGTAACAACAATAGACGGAGGAACATACTAATGGCATTTTTAGCTTGGCATATTTTAGCAATACTTTCAGTAATGGCCGGTTCATTTATAATCGGATACAGTATTGGTAAAAAAGACGAAAAACTTAACTACAGATTTGCAGATAAATTAAAAAATATTTTTAAAAAATAATTAAATTATGACAACTGTAATTAAACCAAAACGCTCGGTCGTTCCGGCATCTATTCCTACAGCAGGTCAACTAGAGGTTGGAGAAATAGCCATCAATATACCTGATGGTAAATTTTACACTAAAGATTCTAGTAACGTTGTTAAAGAAATTGGAGGTGCTGGTGCTACAACACTTCAAGCTGTTACTAATTCTGGAGCTGTTACAACAAATAATATTACACTTAACGGTGCAAATTTAATATTTGAAGGTTTAATTGAAAACGCTTTCGAAACAACTTTAACAGTTGCAGAACCTACTTCTGATAGAACAATAACATTACCTAATATAACAGGAACAGTTATAACTACCGGCGATACAGGTACAGTTACAAGTACAATGATTGCTGATGGTACAATTGTAAACGGCGATATTGCCGATACTACAATTAGAGCTGCAAAATTAAATTTAGGTAGTGATACTGTAACAGTAGGTTCATTAAGTTCAAGTGGTGATGTATCAGGAACAACAGGAACTTTTTCTAATTTAAATTTGACTCAAAATGGAGTTTTGGTGTTTGAGGGTTCGACTAATGATGCTTTTGAAACTACGGTTACGGTAACTAATCCTACAGCTGATAGAACAATAACATTACCTAATTCAAGTGGTGTGTTAGCAACAGAAGGAGATTCTTTAGCTTACGCTATAGTATTCGGTTCATAATATGGCTAGTACATTTAAAAATGCAGGTTTAGTAGTAGGCACAACAGACAATTCATCTGCTGATTTATACACTGCTCCTGGTGCAGGAACGGCAGTTATACACGCTCTTTATGTATCAAATAAGAACGCAAATAATACAGCAGAAGTAGATATTAAAGTTACAATAGACGGTGGAACAACATTTATTTTTTTAGGAAAATCAATTGAAATTCAGCCAGAAAATACTTTAATATTTGATAAACCTATTAATTTAGAAGCAAACGATAAAATTAGGGTAGTAGCAGCTGCAAATTTAGATTCTACAGCACCTGATGTTGAAGCGTTTGCAAGTATATTAGAGGTAACTTAATAAAAAAATTAATACAATATAATTAAAAAGATTATGTTGTATAAATATAGAGATAAAACTAAGGATTTATAAAAAATGTCATATTTGGCGTCAAGTAATATAACAAACTCTTTTGAAGAATTAGATCGCTTAAAGAAACTTACTTTTCACGGTTTAAGAAAAGATAGTACAGGTTTATTATATTATAATAAAACGTCTGTAAATTCTGACGACATAGTTGAAGTTACAACAGGTGAAGGTTTATCCTATGGAGGTTTAGCAGATTTGGAAAACAATAAAGATAATAGTAATGCTTCTATAAATTTAAGTCAAAAGGGCGTAACTGAGGGAGTTGCCTCACATTTAAATGATAGAGGAAAAAGAAATTACGATCAAATACAATTTCAAACAAATCCTTTAACTTATTTTATGAATGAAACTGGATTTTTAGTAGCAAGATATTTTAAAAATTTTACCTTTAGTGAAACAACTAACGGTGTAACGAGAAACTGGAGAGCATAACAAATGGCAGATTTCGTATTAGGTAGACTAAAATTTAATTGGAGAGGTAACTGGGCCACTTCAACTTCATATATTAAAGATGATATTATAAAATACGGTGCAAACACTTACACGTGTTTAGTAAATCATACTTCACAAGCATCTGCTGCAAATTTCTATACAGATTTATCTTCTGCTTACTGGTCATTACATAGTGAAGGCTTAGCTTTTGCTGGTGATTGGACTGCGGCAACTTTTTACAAATTAAATGATTTAGTTAAATACGGTGCATATCAATATAGATGTATTTTACAACACACATCTGCTTCAGATTTTGCGATTGGTTCAAATTGGGTAATTTATTCAGAAGGTTTACAATTTGAAGATACTTATAATCCAGCAACAACTTACCAAGATGGTGATGTAGTAAATTACGGTGGTTATACATATGTTTATGTAAATGCTACTCCAGCTGCTGGTCAAACACCTACTGATAACGCATATTGGGATATTTTAACAACAGGTTTTAAAATGCAGGGTGCTTATTCAGCAGGCACGGCATATAAAACAGGAGATGTAGTAAAATACGGAGGAAATACTTACGTATTTGATGTTAACACAACTGCAGGACAATTACCAACAAACGCATCATACGCTGATTTATTAGTAGAAGGAATTTCTTTACAAGGAGTTTGGTCGTCAGCTACGAATTATAAAATAGGTGAAGTTGTAGTTTATCAAAATAGTTCTTACAGAGCAATTAGAGATAACGTAAATGCTACACCATCTTCAAGTGCAGCTGATTGGGCATTGTACAATCAAGGAGATCCAGCAGGTGTTTTAACAACTCGAGGAGACCTTATTACAAGAAGCGATGTCGGTGTTGTTAGACTTCCCATTGGTAGATCAGGTAGTGTATTAATATCAAACGGTACAGATGTTTTATGGAATGAAATTTCAAATTCAACAAATATAATTCACGTAGCACAATCAGGAAATGATACGACAGGAGATGGTTCAGAATTTTTACCATACAGAACCATTAAAAAAGCATCTCAACAAACAAACAAAAATGGTATTAGTTCTATAAATACATTATCTGGCGGTACTGGCGGTACTCCAGGAGTTTATAGAGGCGTTTCTGGTACTGGCGGTTCAGGCACAGGCGCTACTTTTGAAGTTGTAAAAGATGGTTCAAGCACAGCTAGTGTTACAATTATGAATCAAGGTTCTGGTTTTGCTGCAGGTAATACTATCACAATATCATCAGGTGTTTTAGGTGGTGGAACAAATTTAACTTTTAATGTTACTGCCGTAACTGCAGGAGATTTAATACGAGTAAGAAATGGTACTTATTTTGAAAGTCTTCCGATACAATTAACAGCAGGAACAGCTTTAGAAGGTGATTCTTTAAGAACAACTATAGTAAGGCCAGCTACAGGAAGTTCAACACAAATTGCCACAGTAAATAATGTGGGAGCAAACAACGCATCAAGAACACCAGGAACTTACTTAAATTGTATCAGCACTTCAAGTGGTTCAGGAACAGGAGCTAAATTTACAGTTGTTGTTGACGGTTCAAGTGCAATTTCAGTAACTTGTACACACGGTGGTGTTGATTATCAAGTAGGAGATACTATTACAATTGCAGATTCTCAATTAGGTTCAGGTGGTGCACCTGCGTTGACTATGACTGTTGCTACAAGAAAGTTAAATCTTGAAGCAGAAATGTTTTTATTAAATGACTCAGTAAATGTAAGACAATTTACTTTTACAGGATTGATAAGTGGTAGAGTATTTGCATTAGATCCATCTGGTTCTATTGCAACCGCTTCACCATATATACAAAACTGTACTTCAATTAATACTCAAACTACAGGTATGTACATTGATGGATTATCACAAGTGAGTGGTAATAAATCAATGTTAGCAAACGACTTTACACAAATTAATAGTGATGGTATCGGTGTACACGTATTAAGAGGCGGCCGTTGCGAATTGGTTTCTGTTTTCACGTATTATTGCGATAAAGGTTTCTTTGCAGAATCAGGAGGTTTCGTAAGAGGTCTAAACTGTTCAATGGCATACGGAGAGGAGGGTGCTGTCGCTGACGGAACTCTAGCTTCTGAAACACCAGTTACGGTGCAAGCAAGAGGATTACAATTATATTTCTCAGGAAATATTAGTGGTGGACTTACACCTGAAAATGGAGATACTTTATTAGGTGGCACTTCAGGAGCTACTGCTACTGTAAGAAATTTTCAAGGAAGTCCTAAAATTCTCTATATTGAAAACGTTACTGGAACTTTTGACCAAGCTGAAACTGTAACAGGAACAAAAGCAAATTCAACTACTTACACATTTACAGTAGGAAGTATAGAAGGAACTGCTAGTGTTGCTCAAATAGGTCAAAAAGGTTCTTTATTCTTATTAGATAGTTCTGATGGAACGTTATCTACAACAAGTGTTGTAAAAGTAGGAAGTAACATTCAATTTGCAGGAGATTCTACTGTATATGCTGTAACTGCTGTAACAGACGAAGTAACGGCAAATCAACAAGTTACTGTAAGAATAAATCCAGGAAAAACAACTTCTGTAGCTGACAATGCAACTGTTACAATTACAAATAGTTATTCAAATGTTCGATTAACAGGACACGATTTCTTAGATATAGGAACAGGTGATATTATAACAACTAATTATCCAGGCGTACCTACTCAACCGGCCGATCAAGCTTCAGAAATTGTAGCTACAAACGGAGGTAGAGTATATTTCACATCTACTGACCAAAGAGGAGATTTTAGAGTTGGTGATTTATTCAGAATTGAACAGGCAACTGGTGTTGCAACATTAAATGCTGATGCTTTCGATCTTTCAGGTTTAACACAATTACAGTTAGGTTCAATAGGTGCACAAATTGGTGCTACAATTAATGAGTTTTCTACTGATGGAACTTTATTAGGAAATTCAGATATTGCAGTTCCCACAGAACAGGCAGTAAAAACATATGTTGATACAAATTCGTTTTCAACAGGAAAAGCTATTGCTATGTCAATAGTTTTTGGTTAATAAATATAATAAAGGTAAATAAAAAATGGCAAATCCAAATATAGTAAGTGTCGCAACGATAAGAGGTAAAACTGATAGTGGTAATCTTAGTGCAACATATACAACAGCATTAGTTACAAACAGTGCTGGTTCAAGTACTATTTACAAAATTAATAGTATTGTGGTTACAAACGTTGCTGGTACTGATACTACTTTTAGAATTTCTTTTTACGATGGTACAACTGATAGATTTTTAGCTTATAACGTAACTTGCCCAGCAAATACGGTAGTTATTGTTACAGATAAAAACTCATCTTTATACCTTGAAGAAGGCGATTCAATAAGAGGTGGCGCAGCTACAACAAGTAGATTAGACTACGTTATTTCTTACGAAACAATAGCTTAATAAAAAGGTTTAAAATGTCAGGCGGACCAATAATCGGTAGAAAGCAAGGCAGGAGACTCAATAATTCGGAGATCGGTACACAAGAATCGACACACGATGCCGGAGGAACTGCTTCAAAAAGAGCTGAAACTTACGACAATACGTATGCTCGTAATTTTGGTATTCGCCACATAAACCAAGTTACTGCTGGAGTTTTTAATTCAACTTATAGAGATTTAGCTGCAGGAACAACTGGCACAGGAACTCAAGCTCACAACGTTTTTGCAAACACAGTAAATCCAAATACAGAAGTACACGGTGGTGCTGCAACGTCTGAAGGATTTAGTACAGGCGCAAATTATTTAAGAATGTATGGTAATAGTAGATTTAATCAAGGTAAATATCCTTACTATACTCCATTTTTTTCAGGTAATGATCTTTCTACTCAATTAAGAAGTAATCCTTTCCAAGATGGATATGGTGGTGCAAACGCACAAGGTTTTAGAGATTCAACTTCACGTGCTGCTCAATGGAAATTTAGACAGATTATAAACGTTGCTTATACTGGTGGCGGTTACAAAGATGGTTCACCTTGGAGACAAGTACACAGAACAAACGCCGCTACTCATCAAACTACAAATTTAGGTATTCAAATGGATCATCCTGGTTCATATATTTCAGGTGCTTGTAGTGATACTACTTTCTTTATGTGGTCTACACCATCAGATAATAGTCATTTCACACCTAGTGTAAGAACATCAGCATTTCATATGTACACTGAAACAGGTAAAAGTCATTTAGACCAATACAATTCTTATAGCGATAGAAACGATTCAGGAACATCTTTTAAAGAAACTTTTTTATCATTTCACGCAGGTGGAGATAGAACAGGTTTAGAAATATTTAACTTAACTACAGAAGCTAGACAAGTAAACCGAGGAGATGACCTTCGAGCTGGTTCTACAAACTCAGCATTTTCAGATAGAGATTATGGTTACCATTGGGGTGATAGTGCCGGACAGAAAGTTAATTTTCAAACTTATGCAGTTTCAGGATCATCTCATTGGTCGGCTCACGGGCAACAAAAAGGTATGCCAACAAAAATAAGATTAGGTTATTGTGGTAACGAAGGTTCTTACAATGAAGGATATAATTTAAGAACTTGGAATTTAGTAACAGATTCAAGTGTTGACACTTTTTCAAAATATCGTGCAAACTGTGGTGAAGAAAACTTTACAATGGGACAAGATTGGGGCTATATGATAGGTAATTATGACGGTGCTCAAAATAACGGTACTTGGTTACAATACTATCATACAAACAGTAGAACGGACGTTGGTGG